GTGGTTATCGCGAGCGTTTTGTAAAAACCCCATCGATTCGTCGAACTTGTCCTTGTTCAACATCATCGATTCGATGTCGGCAATCTTTAGCGTATACAAACGTTTCGTCATAGCAAGCAACGGCGCTTCGTTGGCAGTGCGCTCGGCAGCGTAGACGCGTTCCATGATTGCCTGGGGAACTGGAATACCGCCGTACAGATATGCCGGTTTCAAAATATCGTCCGGCTGCTCAGTTCGGAAGATGCAAAGGTGCGAACGATGATATTTCTTACCGTTGATCATCCACCATGTCGGCTCGTAAAAGTCGGGTGCCGACGTATCTCCCGCCGCTTCGGCTGATAGGATAGGCGCCATCCAATACGGGTCGCGCATGAACCAACCTTTGAATGAGCCGGGGCGAATGCTGTCCGGATTGAACGGCTTTTCGTAAAAGTCGGGATCAGGTGAGTCGATGATCGGGGCGGCGACGCGAATGCCGAACTTACGCCCGTTGTAAGCGTAGTTCAACAGGTGTTTCATCAGCTTGAATTTCTTGTCGTACTTCGCGTACTCAGCGACAACCTCATCGTCTAACGCATCTTCACCGACTTCGTTGATGATTTCAAAGCCTTGTCGGATAGCATCGCGTGCAGGTACGAGGCATATCTTTTTGACGAGCCAATGTTGCGCCACGATCGCGCATGCCTGCGGACCAATATAAGTCTGCGTGCCGAACCATTGAAAGATCGCATCGGGGATGTTTGGTTGTGCCATCCCATACGCCGATTTGATGGCGTTCCAGCCTTGGCTGTCTTCGCAGTCGTCGCCAGTACCGACCGGAATAGGGGGCTTAGGAGCCCATGCGAGTAGATATCGCGTTAGATTGGCGATTAGACTTTCTGACGTTTGAGTCGCCTTGCTGCGCCGCATCGTATCGTTCTGATGCGTGCTGAAAAGTGAACCTTTCGCCAATACTTCGTTGCTGCCGGGTGTAACGACTTCGCGCCGCTTGAACCATCCGAACATGATGATCGCCCTATAAATGACAAACGGCCCATTTTACAATGGGCCGTCTAGGGCGCTATTTCGGTAGGTAATCGTCCGGTTCAGCGTATCGCATGTCTTCGGATTTCAGTCCTGCGCCGCGATGGGTCCGACATCGCTTTGCATCTTCGACCCTAACTCGCCACATCAACAAACGTAGGTACATCGTCAAACTTGCCGCAATCTGTTTTCCCTGCTTATCAGTCGGCTGATAAGCCACATTCGCGTCATCCTGCACCAGCTTATTCGGTTGCCACAGTTCCACATCACCCCCATAACGTAGGAGTCACTATAGTAACACCAAACCGGTACTAACGGTATTGGTTTTTAATGTTGCTATTTTGTGACGGTAAAAGTTACCTGGGTCATAGCTACAAAGGAGGTGTCCCCGGCTGCATTGCGTCGCGCTTCGTTTGGCGTTTCGTGAAGCGAACCGATACTGAACCTGCCCGATGTCAAACGATAAACATTTGCGTACATGACAATATCTTGCGTCGTTTGCTTCATGCGCAAATTTCCGGTGCCGAATATCGTAAAAACAACATTCTCAAATTCGATGACGGGTGAACCGCATGGGCGTAGACCGATGAACTGACAATCTTCCCATGACAAACCAGTGAAATATTCGATCGGTTCACCACGCTTTGCTGCCTCGATGTCGAAAGGTTTGTTCTCTTGCGGTTTGACTGGCGGCACGGATGCGCGCAACACTGCGTTTTCTTTCGTCAACTCAGCAACTAGTTGAACAGCTTCGCTACGCAATCGCTTCATCACTTCTAGTTCTTTCTGCAAAGAAGCAAACTTGCTAAAAATGCGAGACTCGGTGATGTCGGAAGGTTCTTGTTTGAAAGAATTGATCAATTGACGTAACGTTTCTTGTTTGCTCATGATGGCGTTCTCTCCTATGTGATGTTGACGCACGTCAAGTATGCCACCGTTACTAACGATTTGTCAAAAGAAAACGCCCCGACAGTGCGGAGCGTTTGGTCGTTGCAGGGAGCTTGCTACAAGCACTACTTGCGCCGAGTTACCGGGGGCTAGCCCGCACTAACCGATGCCAAAGGAGGGAACACGGTCTAGGCAGCTTGGGCGGCGTTCGCATTACTGTGCAACGACTGACACACAGTCTAACACAACGATTTTTAATTTCCCTGCGAACGATCGCGCAGCCACGCTTCGAAATTCGCCTTAATAGATTGAATGCGTTTCCTGTAATCCGCGCCGGGCTCGCCCTTATTGCGTGGCGTTTTGTAGAAATCGCCGATAGCATCCAGGTCTATGCCGGTTGCAATCGACGGGTGAACGCCCCCGATACGCTCTGCGGCCCTTGGCTCTGATTTCGCCGCGTCGCGGTCGATGCGCTCGATTTCGGCGTCAATAGTTTGATCGAGCTCGCCTGGCACACAGCCGACAGGCTCTAATGACACGTCGCGGCCCGGTTTGAACACTGTGAACGCGTGCTCAGCGGGGCTTCTGCATGTCATGCCCAAGTCATCCTCGAATTCTTCATGCATTTCATGCTGCGCTCGCAGCCACCGATACCGTCTTGCGTCCTTTTCATCTGGCGATGACGCACGGGCTTGCCATGCGAACCAAGAGGCTTGATGAGCCATTGCTTGCTCTTTGGGAAGATATTCGCGAGCGGCTTTCTCTTCCCACCATGTTTGGAACGCCCCGCGCTCGTCCTGCGCCATTACTTCCGGCACCCTGCATTCATTTGCATTGAGCGCCGGGAGCGTTCTCACTTCCTGCGCTGCTGCGGGCGTCGGGGCGCAGACATCCATCCACCAACCCGCCTGGTTGCATTCATGCATCCTCATTCCAGGCTTCCACGTCCAATGGCCGTCATCGTGCAAGGTAGCGATGGGCTTCTGCGGCTCCGCCTGCCCCGCGCTGGCGGCGAGGATGGCGCGGGCGTTTTCGACCCAATCCGAGCGGCGTTGTGACTGAGCGCGCATATAAAGTTCGGTCAGAACGTTTTCGCTCAATTCACCAATTCTTGCCCATTTGTGTACGTCGAGGATGGTGCGAAGTGTATCCACATGGATTATTTCATGGCTGCTTTCAGATATAACCGACGCACCGTGCGCTAGCAAGTAATCGTCTTGTTGCGTGAATCCGTTTTCGAGCAACGCGTCGCGTACGCGATTGAACAAATCGATACTCATAGACATCCTCCATTGGATCGCCAATTAGTCGCATTCTGATTCAAAACGGCGGCGAATTTCGCAGTCGCGGCAACCACAAGTCGGATGATCCGGTATGTAATGCTGTTCCGGTGACGGCTCGTCGGGACCGAATACCACCAATGCTGCAATAAATCCGACAATGCCTGCCACAACACCTGCAACAAATACAACGACGAGAGTTGTCATTTCGGACCGTCCGCATCGCGCACGAACGCCGCCAGTTCATCTTCGGCGTGCTTAAGATTAACGCGCGCACGTTCGACGCGCGCTTGCAGTCGAGCAGAAATGACGGCGAGCGCGCTTTCGCGCGTCGCGTAAATGTCGCTCCAAGACGAATGCTTTCGCAGCTTGGTGCCGTCTGATAGCTTCGCGAATTGCGGGGTTTCGCTTTCCACGTCGATTTCAGATATGACCGTGCTCCCACGATCGATACAATACATTTTCATGATTTTCTGAACTCCATTCGTTGATGACGCGCCAGTAACCAGTTCATCGCATCCCCCTTACGCGTCCAATCATCCGATAGTTGCCCATCGCAAGCGGTCTCTCCGGTACAAGTTCGACCGTCACGATAAAACCTTGCACATGTGCAAGGTTAAGCACGTCTTGCAATTTGGCGCGTATCGATTCTTCGCATTCGTGCGCAAAGGGGGTGAATGTATGATCCCCGCTACGCGTTGTTTGCGGCGCATGTCGTGTGGCATCGTGCAGCATCCAATCAAAGTTCTCCATGCTAGACACTCCGGTTCGTTGATGACGCGACAATCATGCCACCGTTAGTAACGGTTCGTCAAGCGAACAAAGAAGAACGTTTTTCTTCCGGCGCGTACAGAATCATCACCATATCGGCATGGTTCGGCGAGCGCGTGCCGTCCGGCGTCTTATCGATAAGCAGCTTGCCAGTACCGTCGATGTCATATGTAGGTTGCGACAGTTCGGCGACGAGCTTGGTACGGATGTGCGGCGCGATATTCTCACTGATGCTGATGAGTTCGTCAGGCGGGAACACTGCCCCATCCGTTACGGCTCGATGTGTCTTTTCGAACCGCTCACGCAAACTCCACCAGGACTGAGCCTTGTAGTTCTTGAAGAAATCTTCGTTCTTGCGAGCACCCACGCCACGATCGTCACCTTTGAACACTAGCTTAGTTGGATTGACGACTGCACCGGAGCCCCGAAACGGTTCGAACTTGCGCTGAGAACCCTTGCGCTCCGGTCGGCTGTTGATCTGTGCCGCATCGCCACGCACGCCCGCGCCGAGCCCGTCAGAGTCGAATTTACAGTTGTCATAGCCAAACTGATCGCATCGTAAAAACGCTTGTTCGGTCGTCCAAAATATCGTCTTGCCTTGGCCGCTCCAACTATCAATGTGCTGTAGCTCGATGCCATGCCGACCGCCCCATGCGTTCAAGTCTAAGCCTTCATCAGCCACGTCGAGCGCTGATGTCTTCGCGCCGGTAACGACGATGCCGAGTTTGCGAGCCGCGCCGATCGCCGACTGCACCCATGCGGACGGTATGACCACGCCTTGTTTGGATGCCGAATAGTCCAGGTCGATTTCCTGAGCCACAATCAACGGGTTCAAATTCTCCAACTGCCGTCGATACCATGCGTCGTCCTTGCGCGGATCGTCCCGCCATCCAAACGTGAACACTCGATGCTCGGGCCAACTGTGGCGTTTCTCAGCAAACGGATTGTCTAGACCGTTGACCGAGCTAATATCGATGCGGCATTTCGTATTCTGTGACAATGCCGCATCGATCAAATGGGGCCGCTCGATAAACGCCGCCTCATCAACGAAGTAGATCGATGCTCGTCCACCCCGGCCGATATTGTCCCCCGCCTCACCCCGGATGATTGCTCCAGTTGCCGGGATGGTGACAAGCAAGCCCTTATCGCACTCCCGTCCACCCATCACCCAATTGCCCCGGAACTCTACCGGTACAAGCGATAGGAACATCCGTACTTTGAAAAATAGACAGTCGGGGTCGCCCGCACGATCGACGAGCATTTCTTTACGCGAGCCGAAGCCTGCCGTGAAGCCATCATTGAACAGTGCGAGCGTGGATGCGAGCGCAACGCACATCCAAGACAGGCCCATGTCTCGCGATTTATCACTTACCGCAAACTCTTGTGCTTTCCATCGATCGAGCACCCATTGCAAGAACTCGCGCTGCCGTGGAAACAGCACTAACGGAAAGATGGCAGGCTGATCTGTACCGACATTGCGAGGGTCGAACGTGCAACCCCAATCTTCGATGAAATCGATAGGATTGTGTCGGTAGTGAATCTTGAGTGCCGACAGCAACATCGGATCGGCACGAATCGCACGCAGCTTATCGACGCGCCATTGAAAGATGCGCGGATAGTCCGGATGCTTGAAATCATGTTGATATGGATACGGCATGAAAAAGGGCCATGATTGTAGTCATGGCCCTTATGGTACGACGGGTAACGGTTGCGTTATGCTGGCGGTTTGTATTCGTCGTCGCTATCGAATATAGCGTTTCCGCACTTCGGCGTGTCACAATACCAAACGCCATATTTGATCGGCGGTTCGTTATCGTCCGGATAATCCTCGCCGATCGCATGCCACATTTCAGACTGACACTTGGGACATTTCACAGTCCGCCCCGCGCATCTGCAACACCTGGGGCAATGATGTTCAGTGCAAGCAACGCCAGTTCCAGGCGCGTACGCGAAGTGCGCGGCATGCGGGCAAGTTCTATCAGATCGTTAGCTATCAGACTCATTTCATCCTCGCAGCGAACCGGACAGCGCCGGTGAAGGTAACAAAATGGATCGAAATTCCCGGATTGAACGTCACGCGCCAGGGGGCGACGAGCCCGGGAATGTGAGTGACGCGCGGGCGATTGTGCCGGGTCGGTTTCATGTTCGTCGCCCTCATTTGTTGATGCGACGAATGTTAGACGAGAAAGTAGCAGCTTGCAAGAAACAAAACGCCCCGCATGGTTAGTGCGGGGCGTTAGGGCTACTTTCGCTCGCATCTACTCACCGGCGAGCCTGGCGCGGGATACCCCGTTCGGTTACTGCTGCTTTTCGGCAGCTTCCTTAAACATGCTTTCGAAATGCGTGATCCCGGCGTCGATGTTATCGATCAGCCATTGTTCGTCGCGGTGGATCAGCGCAGCGATACGGCGGAACAGCGTTTCATGTTTCGCGGACACTTCAACGGCGACGGGTGCCGCTTGAGTGATCGCGGGTTGGCTGTCTTCCGGTGCGTCTGTAACGTCGGACATGGTTTGTTCTCCTATGATGGGGTTTGTTGCGAACCGACACTTTAACACTTATTTCCGTGCCTCGCACGCAGCAAGCAACACAAGGTCCACGAATTCGTCTACGTCAGCCGGAGTGACCGACTCAACATCGCCGAATCGTTCCGCAAACTGTGCCGCGCGCTGCTCAAATGCGTCGAGCATCTTTTCTCGTTTCGCCTTATCCCGCTCACATATGATCATGCGGATACCGTTGAACCGTTGTGCGTCGGCTGCAAGTTTGTCGAATGCTGCCAGCACTTCGCTGCGACATTTTGCAGCGGGTAGACCACCATGCTCCAACCAACCGCGAACGTCGAGTAACTTTTCATTTGCCATGATGGTGCGCTCCACTATTCGCCGGTCGATGCCGTCGTTGCTGCGGTAAGCGCCGCCTGCGTCTTTGCATGTGCCTCGCGTTCAGCCTGCAACGCCGTATCCAACTCGACGACACGTGCCTGTGCTTCATTAAGCGCGGTAGTCAATCCGGC